TGCGGTTTCAACCTATGGTTGTTGTCCTGATAACTATACCGTAAAAAATGCAGATGGTAGTAGTTGCGCCTCTTATCCAGTGACTTCGGTATCTCCGTTACCGTCCAATGATACATCAACTGTGTTTTTAACTGGACCTACTAAAACTGCATTGATGTGTCCAGAACCGCAACCATGTCCTCCATGTGGGCGATGTCCAGAACCATCATTTGATTGTAAAAAAGTTCCAAATTATTCAAGTACCAATTCAGAATATTTACCCGTGCCAGTATTAACTGATTTTTCACAATTTGGAATGTAAAATTGAAATCTAATTTTAGAATAGAACCATAAACATGTTATCTCTTACTCTTGGATGTATGTTTTCAGGAAAAACAACTGCTTTAATCAACAACAAAGTAACAGGTACTCATATCATTTTAGATTATGATACAACATTGCAGACCATCCCGTTTGAATCTGTTTTATATTCTCATGATACAATAGAACTATATTGTATTAAAACAACTCTATTATCTAGAGTAGACATTTCTACTGTTGATACAATTTCTATCAATGAAGCACAATTCTTTTCGGATTTAATACCGTTTGTAAAGTTAGCACTTCAATTAAAAAAAAATGTGTTTGTCTATGGATTAGATGGTGACTTCAAACAAGAAATATTTGGGACTATCTTATCTTTAATTCCCATGGCAGATACCTATACAAAATTGTATGCCGTGTGTAAATGTTTGAACAGGGCATCTTTTTCAAAACGTCTTTCATCGAATTCAGCTCAATATTCTCCTGATGATACTTATATTCCTGTATGTAGAACGTGCCTTATCGACGTCGTGTAAATCTTCCACCATTAGGACGATTACGTTTAGTACCAGTTAATTCTTTTAACATTTCTTCAGTTGGATTTAAAATATACTGAATTAATCCTTCTTTTTTAGAAATACGTTGTATTTTAGCAACGGGTACACTTGCATTAATTTCTTCTTCAATGATTTGTTTTAATTCATCAACTGTTTTTTTCTTTAATATTTCAAATGTATAAGGAGGTGTCAGTGTCCTTGGACGTACAGGCTCTGCAGGCGGTGTCCTTGGACGTACAGGCTCTGCAGGCGGTGTCCTTGGACGTACAGGCTCTGCAGGCAACTCAAGCTCTGCAGGCAACTCAAGCTCTTCAGGAGAATCGGGTTTTCCAGGAGGCGAATCGGGTTTTCCAGGCAACTCAAGCTCTTCAGGCGAATCGGGTTTTCCAGGAGGCGAATCGGGTTTTCCAGGCAACTCAAGCTCTTCAGGCAAATCGGGTTTTCCAGGAGGTGATTTAGGTTTAACTGGTGAGTCAGGTTCTCGGTCATCTAATTTCTCGATGTTTTGACGAAGTGACAGGTGTGATGATAGTTTAGGTAAAACACGTTCGGGTACATCTTGATCACTAAACACGTCACGCTGAAAAAATAAAAATTTTTGTTTTATCACGACAGGCAAGGTATCAAGAGAATAACTTACCTTCAGTGGATTTTCTTGGATGATTAATTTTATGTTTGATTTTTGTGTATCAAACTCAATTACAACAAATATATTATCAGGTCGTGGAATAAGATGCCTTTCAAAAAATTCTTGAGTATCAGATACGGTGTAGTCTTCTACTCTACCATTCTTTTTCAATAATAAAAAATAAATGTTATTATGTGTTTGTAAGAACTCTGCAATTTGAGATAATATAAATTCATCAACATAATAGTTTCTTTTAAAATTGGTGTTAAATTGTTCTAATACATTTTCATTCGATAAGGTATTCATATCATTAAATAAATGATGAATAAATTTCCACTGAAGAGTAGAATGGTCCTTACTTGAAGCACATGAACGGTAATGAGAAATCAAACTCTCAGCTTTATCATTTGTGATATAATATGTAATAGCGTCAATTAAACCATCTGGCACATCAACGTTTAAATTTCCTGTAAGTAAAATAGTAATTAATTCAAATATATTGCTAGGTGAAATTACTTTAAACTTTGAATGGGGGTCAGGTCCGTCAGGGTCAGGTACGTCAGGTGCAGGTCCATCAGGGTCAGGTACGTCAGGTGCAGGTCCATCAGGAACTCGTATATCTCGTGATAATACCGTAGAAGATGATGTAATTAACCACGTTGGCTCTTGATATTTAACTACGTTAAAGTCTTTGCCACCTTCATCTTTAGGATTTTCTCCAATGTCAATATCATAATGACCAATGCACCGCATAACTCTGTTTTGCTTCACCAAATACACATTGTATCTGTTTTTATCATTATGTTCATAGGCGTTACCAACACAAAATTGTAAAGTGGCATTTAATTGAATGGAGGTGATTTCAAACACCATAGTTTCGGTCCCTCTATCTTCATCTCTTATTTCTTCCATAGTATGTATGAACATTTATTTTTATATTCTTTTGTATTGTTATGGCAGGTACACGTAATAAACAAATGCGCTCCAATTATCATATTGCTACAACAGAACAAGAAAAACACTCTTTATTGCATATAAATAATATATTTACCTTACCAGCGTTTCCTTGTGGTGTCAATGTTCAATATGTACCGTCACACTGTTTATCATCCAATGCTGTAGATGTAGAATCTACATTATATGGTATTGGAAGTAATAACCATGTCTTTCCAACAGATATTCATTCTCCTAAAGTGACTAGCTTATCTACGGTCCAATTTATTCCTAGGGCAACTGTTTATATTCCTAAATTACCTCCTTATCTTCAAGGACAACGGCCTTAATTATTATATAAAGGAATAGTATGAAACGTATCAGTCGACAATCCGATGGACGCTACCATATTAAAGGTCATACTTATGAAGAGTTAATTGGCAGCAAACGTCAAGTTGCCAATAAAACAGCGTATAAAACTTCAGGAAATTTAACCTTACACGATATTGTTTTATCAAAGAAAGGAAAATGGGTCTCTAGAAAAAAACATGATTTTGAGAAAAAAAATAAACGTCTTGTCAAATTAGGGTTTTGTACGACACCGGGTGTATTTGAAACTTTTAAAAATACGTGTAAACGTAGAAAAAGCAATAAAACATCAAGAGTTTTTAAAAAGGCATAAACGTGTTATTGTATTATACAAGTATGTATTTTATTGCGTTTGGTGATTGGGGTGAAAATTCGGAATTAAAACAAGCTATTAAAACACTTATTGAATTTAAAAAACCGGATGCCATTTTATCTTTAGGAGACAACTTTTATGACTACGGAGTTTCATCTACAAATGACGCCATGTGGGAATCGCATTATAAATGTTATTTTTTTACTTTATTTTTTGCCATTCTAGGAAACCATGACCATTTAGGAAATATTCAAGCACAAATTGATTATTCAAAATTAAATTCCTCATGGATTATGCCTCATCGATTTTATAATCGGTCTTATAAAGAGTGTAACTTGATTGCTTTAGATACTTATGAATTAGCTCCGTTTGAATCCATGATGAATACAGTATCTATGAAAGGCAATCAAATTCGTGCAAGAAAATTTATTAAACAATTACAACAAGAACGCCAATTAGAATGGCTTGAGAATGTATTGAAACACAATACATCTAGATGGGTTATTGTGTTTGGTCACTACCCCATTTATTCAAATGGTTCTCATGGTAATACAAAAGAACTACACAAACATTTACTACCCTTGTTAAAAAAATATAAGGTTCATTTGTATTTATCTGGTCATGATCATAATATTTCTTATTATAAGGATGATGTTCATTGTTTAGTATCAGGATGTGGTTCTAGACAAGGCAATATTTCAAAACAACATGGATTTGCAACTTTGCCTTCATTCGGTATTGCTTATGTAAAGACATCCATGGAGGAATTAGAATTTGGATTTTATGACAAGTTTGGAAATACAATCATGAAAGAGATTCTGGTGTAAAGTAATGCGTTCTGAGTTGTCGAAGTTCTTCAAGTGTAGGTTTTTTTTCTATTTCTGGTATATTTACATGTAATATTTTTCCTTGCATGCATGCTTCATCAATTTTTGCTATTTCTTTCATTAAATCATGTTCCAAGGATTGAAGAAATGCTTCATTTTGTTCGCCAATGATAGACATGTATTAACCTACAAATAAGTTTATTTCAATTTTATAGCTAAATATTTTGCCTTGTGTTAACTATTGGAGGTCCATAGAATTGTTGTAAAGCCATTGCTTCTGCTTGGGCTGCGTGGGCATTAGCACTTAACATATAATTTAAAATCCCAGGTTGAAAAATATTATCAGGAGTATAAGTACCCAACAAAGTAGTGTGACATGGAAAAAGACATATCATGGGAGGGGAACCTGGAAGACCTTGTCTTAAAGCCGTCAAATGATTACTAGCCCAACACATTATCATACGATTTACTCGTTCAATAAATACATTTGCAAGGTAATCAGTACTTATTTGAAAAACCTCATCTCTCATAACATTTATATTAGGTGGTGGAAGTGGATTGCCTGCAGGATACTGATTGCCCATAAGATTAATCCTATCCTGAAATGGTATATTAACTGCATCGGTAAACACGTGTATTCTACCACTGAAATGCATCCAAAGTCCTTCATACAAGGCTCTACTATTAGCAAATCCAATATATCGGCGTGACAACCTAGCTGGGTCTTCATAAGCTGGCCAATTATTTGCAGTAGGTATATCTGGTCCCGGACCCGGATACCGTTGATACTTTCTTTTCCATGAAAGCATGAGTAATGCCGAACAAGTTCTTCCATATCCTCCGGCGCAATGAATCAGTGTTCTATTATTTGCATCATTAAACGGAACCCGATTTAACGTCAACCAAGAATTTATTGGACCAGAGGCCATATCATGGATAGGAGCATCTTCAAACCCGTAATTAGGGTGATAAACGGCATCACGTGGTGTACTTTGATCCAATAGTGACAATGCATCCCATAACACATTTTCCATGTTAATAAAATTTTGATTACAATACCTATCAGGGTGTAGTGCACATGAATGTAAAGAAATAATGCGTTTTATTTCTAATCTATACATGTAAAAAGCAAACGTTTGGAAACATGTAAGTTCATTTGGAAATGGTATACTAGAACCAAATATGTCCGTACCATCAATATGTATTACTGTAGACCAATACTGTCCGCCATTGTAGTTTCGATATCGCCATTGTGGATCAATCAATTGAGTATTTGCAGGTAAAAGAGTACCTCCTTTTGTTTTTATACTTTGTATTTTATTTAAATATGCAATACCGGTTTTATTCTTTGAGGATTTTGTATTTAATTTTTTAGTACCGGTTTTATTATTAGAGGATTTTGTATTTAATTTTTTAGTACCGTATGTATTCTTAGAGGATTTTGTATTTAAACCGTATGTATTCTTAGAGGATTTTGTATTTAAACCGTATGTATTCTTAGAGGATTTTGTATTTAAACCGTATGTATTCTTAGAGGATTTTGAATTTAAATGTTCAGTAGCATTAAATAAGGGAGCATCGGCCTCTTTAAAATAAAATAAGGGAGTGTTATCAGTTAAATCTGCAGTAAGTCCGAATTTATTTGGAGGAAACATTATGTTATAATAACATTCCCATAATTGATCTCTTTTGTAAGTTTCTAAAATTGTATCTGGCGATTTCATTTCTTCAATTAACATGGGTAAAGAAATTTCCTCAGGGCATACATTTGGTTTAAATACGTAGTTTTTTTTGTATAATTTTTTCATTGTGGCATGCATAGTATTACTTTAGATTTAAATTTATTGGAAAAAAAAGATGAAACACATGTTAAAATGAAATTTTGCACATGGTCGAGATTTTATTCAATATCAACATGAGTTAAGAAATGGCGACGACAACATGGCTTCTTGATTCCAATCGAATCCATGACATGACCTTCAATGGATTTGGTTGACCCTTTGATAAAATAAGTTGGGTCCGTATCTTCAATATGCATTTCTTGTTTTTTACGAGCAACTTCTTCTAGGTAACACATGTATTTATCAGCAATCACCGTTCCACACGTAAAACATTTGATGGGAATAATCATATATTTGAAAGATAAAAAAAGAGAATCAATTTTTACGTAAATAACTTAAACATAATCATAGTTACATATATGATGAACAAAGACGATGATATTGTATGTACAAACAATGAATTGCATTTTAATCCATATAATAGTAAAAATAGGTGGATTAGTTTGAATCAGGTTCAAACTATTCTAAATCATTATGGTGTAACAACACCTTTAATTCAGTTTGACTTATATAAACAATCGTTTATTCATCAGTCTTATTGCAAACGTAATCTAGATAGTAAAGTAAAAAAAAGTACCTGTCCATCCAATTGCATTGAATTGCAAGACCAGTCCAATGAACGTTTAGAATTTTTAGGTGATGGCGTGATTGAGTGTATAACAAAACAATATTTATATAAGCGATTTTACCGAGAAAATGAAGGATTTATGACAGAAAAAAAAATTGCTCTAGTAAAAAACGAATCTATTGGAAAACTTGCCTATGATATGGGGTTGCATGAATGGTATATTATGTCCATTCATACAGAAGAAAAAAAAATAAGGTCCAATTTAAAAAAATTGGGGTGTTTATTAGAAGCATTTATAGGCGCTCTTTTTTTAGATTTAGGCTTTGACGTTTCTACCATTTTCCTAGAAACGCTTTATGAAAAACATATAGATTGGGCAGACCTTATCTTATGTGACGATAATTATAAAAATATTCTGCAAGTTAAAATTCAAAAAGAATTTAAAATTACACCTGAATATTTAGAAATTAGTTCACTCGATATGTATCACATGGGTGTGTATTTATGTGTGGGGCAGCCTATTTGGAAAACAACAATAACTCAAGCAGTTCCTTATTCTAAATTTGGGACATTTGAATCAATCAAAGAGTATATGAAAACACACTCCTCTATTTTAATCTTTTTAGGTGAAGGTAAACATAAAATAAAAAAAAAGGCAGAGCAACTAGCATGCGAACAAGCATTGCATTATATTATTAAAGTTTAAATATAAAGATAAATGTCTATACTATATTGTATGTGGGCAGATGAACTTTTTGATCCTGAATATTACGACGCTACTCCTATAAGAAAACCATGTCATAGCAAACGAGCAAGACGGTTTAAATATGAGATGGAAAAACAACCTGAATATTTTCATCAACCCATTACTACGTATTCTAAAAAAATTGTAAATGCTATTACTGGTTACGAATATCCTTACCGTATTGGTTCTAAAGATGAACTGAGATTTTATGTTGTCATGGAAAACGACCCCTTGAACTACAAGGACCCTCGTCGTCTTTATTTTGATTCACCAGAAGAGTATGAGTATGAAACTGGTCGTACGGTATCTCTAGCAAGTAAACACCGCTTCAATTCAAATAAAGAATTATTTAATTAATTTAACAATGGTACCGGTATCATTGATTAACTGTATAGTATAGAAAGAGGGTTCATTCCAATAAGGTATTATATCAAGATGGTATTGCTCATCATTTTTTTTCCAATTTAAAACATGATGAGCTGAAATAGATATGATCAATTCTGAATATTCAACATCATCGTCTCTTACCCACACATATATTTTAAAATCTTCTTCCCATCGTGGCTCGAATCGTATAGATTCGCCTTCTAACCAAGAAGAAAGTTGTATGGCATCTACTATTTTTTTATAAACATGTTGCAACATGTCTTCATCGTTTTTGATAGATGGTTGGTTCCAATAGCAACTTACCTTTCTACGAGTTAACGGTCTTGCAAAATCCCGAATCAATCGCACAATTTCGTCTGGAAACATGATTTTATTTGTTAAATTCATATTTCATTTCAATTTTATTCCGAAACGGCAAATGAGATTGAAACAATAATTTTCTTCTGTATCAGTTTCATCGTGAATATTGTCACGTAGGATGGATGTAATGGATTACTATACAGTTGCCAGAATTCTTAAAAATCAAATGACAAATGTAATTGTGTATGGTGGATTTTCCCACATTACTTACATCAGTTATATCTTGAAACAATTATACTATGTATCCATAGATAGAGTAGTTGGAAAATGTTATACGGATTTAACATAAGTATATATTATGGCACAAAGTGATTATGATAGAATAAATGGTATTTGGATTCATCATCTTCAAACAAAATACGATTGGGAAAACACCTATGGTCCAATACCACACCTTGAGACAGAACCTCCTAGTTTACAAATCTTTATTCCATTGACAGAAATACAAAAAACAAATGATGCGGATGTAATTGATGAAGCTTACAAATTTATCAGACCTATCATAAGAAAAGTTGAAGAAACGGTTTCTTATAAACTGCACGAATTTAAATTATTTTGTATTGAGCAAGACCCTTTTTTTGAAGCAGTTCAACTAAGTAATAAAAAAAAAAAAATCATCATTACAAATAGTGATGACATACAAGCGACAATAACAGAAGACGATGATTTTGATTTAACATATGAATGGAGTAAAATTCAAGAAGAACTTATTAAGTTAAATGAAGATGCTGGCGTAGGAGGACCTATGCCTGTTATACCTGAATTTGATGCTATTTTTTGTATTAATACACATGGATGCGTATTGGCAGGTAAGTCTGGTAAAAAGGGTGAATGCGTAGATGATGCGTGTAGATATAAAATATTAAAACCGCCAGAAGGAAAACGCTTAACCTTTTTAACAGCAACGCCACTTGGTGTTGTAAATATTTCTCGTACTGGAGATGGTGGTATTAAAGAATTAACCGAATTAAAAGAGGTTATTCACAAAGAAATAAGAAAGGGACATTTAGACATTCATAATTTACAACAATATTTACGAACTACTAAAATTACAGATTCATTAAAATACAAAGATGACCCTGCTTATCATTCTTATCTTAACAAACAAGGATGGAATATATCTCATCATTATTTTGAAAGGGTGTTAAAGCCTGATTCTAAATTTGGTATTCCAATTGTAATGTTGTATACAAATCCCGATGTTTCTGACCGAATGAAAAGGGCTGGAATCACAGAAAAAACTGATTTATTTACTTTTATGCTTGGAGAACCTGAATCTGGAAGAAGTAGTCGGAATGAAAGACGTAAAACTTATATCATGAAATCTAAATTTATAAAATTCATACATCGATATTGTGACAATCCTCTTATTATAGATACTTCATGTTCAAGTTTTTTTATAGATGATGTGGATGAACGTGAATTAAGACTATTACAAAGAATACAAAAAACTAAAAAAGTCTTTGGAGGAAAACGAAAGAGAAATCGTACTAAATCTCGACCATGTTGGTAATCAACTGAATGTTTTCCGTTTCACAATAAGATGTATATTCATTGGTTTCTACTTCATTTTGATACCATTCTGGATGGTTTTGTTCCCACTGCAACAAATGTCTTTTTTTCAATTCATAAGCAGTATCGTTTAACAAAGAATGATTCTTTTGTGGATTGAGTTCCCATTTATCTTGTTGCTTGATGCACAATTGTTGTTGAATACAATGAATGGTCTACGGTATTTACCAATTTCGTGTGCATTAGGTTAAAGATAAAATTATACAAAGGTTAATGCTTACAACATTATTTTCAATGTCACTTTTATGCACTAATTGTAAACATTTTATTGCAGACAAACAAGAATGTACAAAATTTGAAAATATAAACCTTGTAACTGGTGAAAAAACTTATGACAGTGCAAGATTTGCACGCAAATATTCAGAACTGTGTGGAGAAAAAGGTCTCCTTTTTGAAAAAAATGAATTAAAAATTTTTACGGAACCTTATTATTTTGTAAAGGGTAATTGGTTAAGTGTAATTCTTATATGCATGATCTTGTCTAAAATAATTCAACATTAAATTCCTGAAAAAAATACATTACTCATGCGTTTAGACGTTTAGGTTAACGGTATTGCAAACTCCGAATCGCACAATTTTGTCTGAAACATGTTTTATTGTTACGTGAATTTATTTTAATTTTTATAAAATGTTTTCTAATTATATGCCAAATGTCGAAAAGATCGAAAATATCTTATATGATGCTTTAACAAATACCGATGAATTTAAAAATGCTGAAAAGATAAATAAAAAACTACCCATTAATACGGATATATTTAAGATAAAACCTAGACCTACATCACGGTGGAGTTGGACGTGGCCTAGGTGGAAGTGGTATGGTGGACGTAAAACACGCAAACGACATAAAACAAGACGTATTTTAAAATAATATAATTATGGAGAATTTATTTTCAAGAGACGAACGTTAACAAAATAATAAAATTACACAGACAAAAACAGGCAAACAAAGTTTTTGCACATGGTACTTTGGGTCGATGGTTTTTTCTGGTGTAAAACACGTTCCAAACATAGAACAATACGATATTAAAGAAAGAATTAAAACTATTGTATATGGATTGTTATGAGGTATTAGGTGTTCCTAGAAATGCAACCCCCGACCAAATCAAAAAACAGTACCGAAAATTATCGTTAGAATGTCATCCCGACCGACCGAATGGAAATGAAACTAAATTTAAAATGTTGAATGAAGCTTATGAAACGTTGAGTGATGAATCCAAGCGTAAACAATACGACAGACCTCAAATCAATCTAATGGATATGTTTCAACAAGATATATTTCAACACGAAATGTTTTCACCGACCTTTATTTTTAAAACTTTGATGAAACCGCCTCCATTAAACCTTCATGTAACCGTTACGCTTGACCAAGCCTATACTGGGTGTAAGTTACCGATTCATATTGAAAGATGGGTTCATCGTCAGCATATCAAAGAATTGGAACAGGAAACCTGCTACATCGATATACCACCCGGAGTGGATTCCAATGAATGCATGATGCTTCCTAATAAAGGAAACATGGGTTCAGATGGAAGCATGGGTGATATTCGCATTATACTACAGATAAAGCCACATGGGTTTGAACGTGTTGGTCTTGATTTAATTTATACTCATACCATTACGTTAAAAGAATCCTTATGCGGATTTTCATTTGAATTGAATTATTTACAACAGTGTTATAAAATCAATAACCCCAAAGGTAATATTATTCATCCTTCCTATGTAAAAGAAATATTAGGAATGGGAATGAAACGAGACTCAAATGTAGGAAAGCTTATCATTAAGTTTAACATTGCATTCCCTTCTGTTTTATCGGAAGAGGTCATTCAACGTATTGAAAACCTGTTATAATATATGATAGTCAAAAAAAAAATACAAGGATATCCGTTTTTGTTTATACACGAACCAAATAAAGTAATTCATTTAGAAGCAGTTGTTCATTCTGGGTTTATCCATGAAACCAAATATACGACAGGCGTAAATCATTTATTAGAACATGTATTAATTTCATCATGGGAAAAGTGTAAAACGTCATGCATTGATTACTGGAGAAAACGAGGCGTATACGTAAATGCCTCTACGGATAAATCAATTATGAAATATTATATACAAGGTACAAAGCCAGACATTCCTGACATGGTTCGCTATTTATCAACGATTATTACCCATGCGTTATTCTCAGGTTCTACGTTACAGAAAGAGAAAAAAGCAGTGGTGGATGAATTACTCGATTTAAATGTTGATGATAATAAGTTGAATGACGTATTTCATAAACATTTTTATAGTATTGAAGGAATTCAATATGCAGAAGATGTTTCTTTACAATTAAAAATTGTCAATACATTAACTTTGAAAGAGGTGCAAAAATCCTACGATGCGTTTAATACTGAAAATATACTATTTTTAGTGTATGGTAGTTATGATAGTTCGATTGAATCCCTCTTTCATCAATATTTAAAACCAAAAGTAGGTAGACTCTTGCCTGACATTGACTGTTTTACGAATCGCCATGATATCATTTTTACAAAATACAATAAAAAAATAACAACTATTTTACTGGGGTTTCCGTCCAATTTACAAACCTATTTTCTACCGTATTTCAAACTACTTTTACATGATTTATTATTTGAAGAACTTCGTACCAAACATCATTATATTTATGATATTAAAATTGATTGTGAGGCATTTCGGTGTGGAACTGTTACATACATACAACTTCAAGTTCAACCCGATAATGCAATGATTGTCTTTCATAGTGTCTTAAAATGCTTAAAACAATATCAAACTCAACTTATTTCTGAAGTAGAAGTAGACGGAATTCAAAAAAGCATGTTTTATAAGTATCAAACGACTTATTCTTACATTGATTATTATTCTTTTTTTATTCATCAAAAAAACCCTTTGACTAAAAAGCAACTCATTGAAAAAAGAAAAGAATTTACACCTAAAGTGTTTAGGCAGTTATGCAGAGAATTGTGTTCTCTAAATAAAGCTTTATGTGTCTATCAAAATAAAACGCCTCTGAATTTTACCTTTAATATTTAGGTAATAAAATATTTACTTTAAATATGTCTAGATTTTTTAGAAATTTTTTTGGGAGAAAAAAATTTTACATTTCACAAGAGGCGTATAATGACAGAGTTAGACAGGTTGAGCTGTCATTGAACGAGGTTGAAAGATTATCTAAGATAAGATCTGTTTATTTAGATTTTATACAAAAATTAAAAACAGACGACGATTTAAAAGATAACATAAAAGATGAGAAATATGAGGACGTTTTCAATGATAAAATAACAAATGTAGAAAAGGACGTTTTAGAGCTTTGGCATTTGAAAGAAAAAACTACGCCTGATCCTGATCCGCCTGTATATTATTTAGAAAAAAAGATGTCTAACTTTTTTACATCACGTGTTGTTCCGTATGGTGAACAAAATAAAACATTAGCCAATACCTTGAAAACGATTAAAAAATATAACGATATGATACGTGTTTATAAAAAATTTATAATCAGTTTAAAAACCACACCTTTTATAAATGAAAACGAATCCAACAAATTTATAAAAAGAATCGTTGACAACGAGGAACATATTAAGACGCATTTTCCGTTTACAGATGAAAGACAAAAATTAGAAAATTTGGGAATTAAAGATGAATTCGTTGGCAACGAGGAAAATTTGGGAATTAAAGATGAATTCTTTGACAACGAGAAACATAACACGTTTACACCAGAATATTCGGGAATTAACGACGGCGGATCAACTTGTAAAAGTCGAAGACACAAACGTAACAAAAAACTAACAAAACGAAGACTTAAAGTATGGAAATAGTTAAATCAAAAAAATCAGAATCGTGCGATTTGAGATAGCTTGCGTTACACAATGGTAGACATAATTAATAAATAAAATGTATATAGGAAACAGTTGTACAACATATAAAATACAGTTAACGAATTGAATAAAAAAATAGCGGTTCTTGAAAAGACGAATGACGACAATTACATCATTTTTGCCAATCTTATATATAATATTGGCAGTGAATGTAAGTTAACAGGCCCAGAGATAGATGAAATGATTGAAACTGAAATAAATAAAATAAAACCTTTAGGTGGTAAAAGTCGAAGACATAAACGTTATAAAAAGCAAACGAAACGTCATATATAGTCACATCTACGTATGTCTTGATTTCGAATTTCAAATGGTTTCCCACACCCATAAATTAAATTATCTTTTAGGTAAGCTTCACATTCCTCTTTTGAGGCATGTGAAGGTATTTGTTCACCCGTTGTTTTTACAACGCCGTGACGAAAAATTCCACAGTTTAGTTCTTGAATTAAAATATACTCTTTACAATGCGGACATACAACCACGGACATTCTTTATGATTTTTTAATTTATAAATATTCAATTTTTTTAGACTGGCTTAACCATCTTCTGAAAATGCTGACTCATGTACCTCTGAAGATTGAAGTAAGTAAGTTCATCGGTTTCATTTAGGGTTAGAAGCTTTTTAAGCTTTGCATCTGGGTTAATCTTACGTCCATTTGCTGGGTCTTGAAGTTGATTGGCACGAATGTAGGCATTGATTTCACGAGTTACTTCAGTTCGTGCAATAAGACTACCCTTTTCCTTTCCAAGAAACTCAGCAAGCTGGTCACTAATAAGTGTTGGCTTTACAAATCCACTTGGGGCACGTGTGGCATTACGTTGCTTACGCTTATTGCCAGCTTTCTGTACTGCCTTAAGCTCACGCTCCGCTCGCTTCTGAAGTGCCTTAAACTCTACAATAAGAGAAGACAATTGCTGACGCATCAAAGCAAGTTTGGTATTCACTTCGGTATAAGCATTGGACATATCATCCTCCTTTACATCTGGTACGGGTACGGGTACTGGTACTGGTACTGGTACAGTTTCAATAACAGGAGTAGGTTCGGACTTTTCAGTATTTTCGGTCTTAACTACTTTCTTAGGCATTATACTCTTAATAGGAGTAGTTATTTAAGTATATTTTATAATATATTATTTTTGCTTGAATTCTTAGTCATTTAAATAAAATATTTATAAAAAAAAATAAAAAATATTAACGTCTACGTGATTGTTTTTGTCCACCATAACGTCCATAACGACGAGTTGGTCTCCGTGAAATATCAAGAGGATTATGAGTTCCAATTGGTCCCCATGATGGAATAACTGGAGTATCATCACACGCCCTGTCCAACCTGTCAAGCTGACTCAAAGTTAATCCTTGTGTAGGTTCATATATTTGTGGCGGCATTTGTTCATACATTTGTGGCGGCATTTGTTCATACATTGGCGGAAGCATTTGCATAGGCGGCGATGGTGGCGGTGGCGGTGGCGGTGGCGGTGGCGGTGGTGGTGGCGGTAGCGGTGGCGGTGGAGGCGGTAGCGGTGGCAAGGGAAATAATACATCCAATGGTCGTGCCGGATAAACTATTGTATCATCTTCTGATTCTGCGACAACAGGAGGTAAATTAGCTGTAAAGGGAATATTGTTATACGTTATAATTGCATCATAAGGACCTCTGGTGGAGTCAAAGGGCATTGCATTTGTACCCGCTTCGTCCATATGATGGATTGTGTTTAATCCCATTGTTCTTACAATTTGAGATAAAAAGGTGGAATGCGCATAACCTGCATATATAAGAACATGAGTCATACCTTTACTTATAATTCTTGCAACTGTATAAATTTCAAGAACTTGTCTGCATACCATTGCTGGCAAGGCAATATTATTATGATAACTATCTCGTAATATTAGTTCACGCAAGATTGCTTTAGCATACCCATACGTGAAATGTGGATTTACTCTGGTTGCTTTAGCAATTTCTCTTTTAATAATACAATGTTCTGTTAATATTTTCATACAATCCTGAATGTCAGTAAATCGTATGCCATTAGGTATACGGGTGGTTCTAATTTTTGAACTAATACTTAAATTAGTTATCCATAAGGCATATTGAATATCATCGCTGCTAATAAGCATTCTACCTAATTCGTAAATCCACCTGGGTAATTCAGCTGCTGCTAGAGTTGGCGTTCCTAAACACGGAGGTTTAAAATAGGTTGTTCTACTTATAGGTACATCATGTGTATCAATCCAGTGTAAATTAAAAGGGCATGCTCCTGCCACATAACACCCATTCAAGTAAATAGCAACATTCATAATTTGTTGTTGATTCGCTAAATCTATTTGCACAGTTGGAAATACATGTTTAATATTGTTTTCAGACGATTCTATAAATACATCTAAAGGTGGAAGGAGTGCTTTGTATCTTTGATACGTAGTTGTAAAATCTCTAAAAGCAGTAAACATATCTGTTCCGTGATGAGTTATTTGATTATGATTGTCTCCAAACATAGTTATGTTACATACCGGACCACTATTAAAAAAAAGTCCTTTTAAAACCGTTTTGTGAAAGATATTATCTAATGTGGGAGTTAAAAAAAATTGTTCTAAAAAAGTTACGTAATAATTGATTCCGCCATATTGTTTTCTTCTTTTTGTAGGTTTCTTAAGTTTTGGTTTTCTTGTTTTCATATATTATACACGTTTTATTTCTGGTAATAAAGAGTCCCGTTCTGCTTTATATTCATCCAATGATTTACCACTCTTACCTATTTTATCAGGTACATAATCTTCATTTGGTGTATGTATGTTAAACGATTGTTCTAAAGGTGAAAATTGATGCAATTGACGCATACCTCCGCCACCCTTTGCCGTTAATTCGTCCGCACTTTGGTCCCAATAACTATACGAATCAGATATTTTAGACATTCCAAAAATAGAATAGCATTCTGGTTCACCATTACCATTGGTGGCTTGTTGATTGATTTCTACTTCCTTGGGTAAAAGATGATCATAAATCGTATTTTCCACAAAAACTTGTTTGGATTGTATGTTATACAATGTAGGCACTTTTGTTACTTGAGACGGTAATGAGAGTTGTTCATTTTCTAACAAAATAATTGTATTACCAGAAGAATCACGTTGTCTTCTATCAATACAAATAAAGTGAATTTTTTTATTTAATTTTGTTTTTGATAACCTTTGAAGTAATTTTTTGGAGGGTTCGCAAAAATTACTATAATACAAAATATACATATTAACATTGAACGAAATATTATTTAAACTATTCCTTAATAAAATTGATATAAAATATATGTAGAAGTTACAATATGAAGTATTCAGAAAAAGAAACCAACGGCACGCTTTACTTTCAACTAACCGATGTTGATAAAAGTTTTGCCAATGCACTTCGACGAACCCTTTTAGGAAACATTCCAATTCAAGTTATGAAACCAGAAGATTGCATCATACATACAAACACTTCCCGTTTTACAAACGAAATGATTAAATTAAGATTATCTTGCATCCCAATTCATGAAACCAATATAACTAAATCATTGTCAATATCGTGTAATGTACGAAATGATACGTCTCACACCATTCATGTTACTACCGAAGCATTTCAACAACCAGCTTTATTTCCACCTATAAATCTATACAAAAAAGATAGATACATTGAATGGATACGTCTTCGACCAGAAGAAGACATCTCTTTTACTTGTAAAACAAGTGTGGGTACGGCAAACCAATGTGGTGCCTATAATTCTGTAGGTACATGTTCTTATGGATTCACTGCAGATAAGGAGGCATCCAATCGTGCATGGGGTGAACAACCCCAACAAACAACCAAAGAAGATTGGGATTGTTTAGACAGCAAACGATATGTAATTCCTCGTTCTTTTGATTTTATCTTAGAATCCATTGGTGTTTTTACCAACCAAGAACTGTTACGCTTAGCAAGCAGTATTCTTATTCTACAATTAGAACAATGTATGGATTCTATCACAATCACTCCAACTGTAACTACCATAGAAAACTGTTTTGATGTTGCTCTTACAGGCGATTATGCCATTGATACTATTCTTATTCCAATGCAAGGAGATTATACCATTGGTAAATTACTTGAATACGAATTATATCAACAGTTTATTGAAAAAAAAATAACCTATGTTGCATTCTTTAAATCACACCCACATGATACCGTTGGTATTTTAAGAGTTGCCTCCAAAAATGCCACATCTGAAGATATACGTACTATGGTAAAAAATGCATCTCTTGCGTGTATTGAAACATGTCACACGTTTATTAAGTTAATTCGTTAGCATGCTTTAACATATGTGAAACTCGGTTGGGATACATGTTTATAAATTGTACCACCCTTTCGTAAGGAAGTTGTTTTGGAAAGAATTCTTTTAAATAAATGGTATGTAAATCATACAAATAGGACATAAGAATACGACTTTTATTTTTTTTTTTTTTATAGATAAAATGAGAACGGTATACCTCATATAGATTCATTGTAACTTCTGAAATTTTACATTCTAAATCCATTCCTTTCACTTGGTCTTCTGGAAAATAAGATAAATAGATATCGTATACATTTGATTTTCTTAGTCGTAAATAACGCTGTTGAAATGGCATATTCATCTTTAATTGTTCAATACTATCATGTTTTGTATTGCGTATCTTAGAACGGTATCCTTGACATTTGAACACTAGGCCTTTTCCAAGTCCTTCTTGAGAATTGTTCTTTGCATCTTCATATGTATCAAATACATATCGTCGAGGAGGAAACACATTCGCCAAGAGCTCTATTTTATTCTCAAGATGAAACATGGCTACACACACTAAAGTTGGTTTCTCTACTTTAGTTACAATACGATGGTCTGGATGTTGAATGACAAAACTATAAGAATATTCGGGTTGTAACATGTCATAAGTTAATCCGACTTCTTGTTTACATTCTTCAAACATTGCTGCAAAAGTAAGTGAAGAATCAAATGTACATAACGCATCAAGTTTTGATTTTGTAGCAATTCTCCATTCTCCATCATAAAATATATTTATCATGATACCCTCAACAAATTCTTCCATGCAACATTCTTCAATGGAAAACATCTGAATAAAGGTATCAAAACAAATGGATTTATTGGGAGACATGCAAACAACCTTATCACCTTTTAAAATCATAGACCTGAATTCACGATAATTTGAGTCATTCTTTTTAGAAGGCGGATACTTAACCAATGTATAAGGTCCTGATACAATAGATATACAATCTTCTGGATATACCATTAAATTTAATATTACTATCTTTTTAAATTACTTCATGCACTTTTTTATCTTGAAACAACAAATCTCCTTTTTTATAGACTTGTTCTATCATTTTTTTATTGGTTAAGAGTTCAACATCAAACGAAATAGGTTCACAACATAAGGTAATGGCATAATATATCATATATCGTCTTTTTTCTTTACAAGATGCACTATAAGCACCGCAAAACAAATACAAAATTGATTTTACGATTTTATTCACCATGGGGTCGGTCGCATAACATAAAATGGTGTCCCATACTAGCCAAATGGGGTCTTTTTTAGAATGATAACAATACTCACGTTCCGGAATATGACATTTACGTTTATGAAAAAAAGCAAACAACCATTCAATCCAATAACATGCACCCATAGCATTTTTTTCATGTAACATGTATGAAAATTCATTCATCGGAATGAATAATTCTTTGGGGTCGTTTGGAAGAAACGCTTTGTTGAAATCAATGGTGGGTGCTTTAAGTCTTGATTTGGGAATTCCCTCCTCTTTTGAAATAGGTATAATTTCATACGCATGACTTCGCTTTGAACTCACTAACACACATATAATTTCTAAAAATAAATGACGTATTTCTGTATTGTTCCTTAACATTAATTCAGTGCTAGTATCTATAATTTTTTTAAACGTTTGATACCTCATTTCCAAGTATAAAGGTAATTTTGGATTTCCCTTGTGTATATATCGAAAGGAGTAGGCAAAAATAAGTTCCCACAAATCTAATAACAATCCACTGCAAATTAGTTCCGTCGTCCAATAACAACACGATTCCAATAACTCTTTGTTCATTGAAATTAACCACTCCTTTTTAACTTCAGTGCGTTTATATTTTGAAAAGGTAATGATTTTAAATTGGTCTGCTGTTCGTATATCTTCAATCATACTAAAGGGACTATATATTTCGTATCTTTTTTTACTTTAAAAAAATCAATCATACTTATGATTCAAACCCTTTTATGCATACTTTGCATTTTAGCATTTTTACATTTATTTTCAAAAATTAAAAAAGAACTCAAGTGTTCTTATGCAAAGGCATTTGACAAAGAACATGTCAAATATTACGATACGTTAGTGTACGATGACGTAAAACAAAAACAAGAATTAATTTTTTTAGATTCTATTTTACATAAAGGCGATAGTATCTTAGATGTAGGTTCCGGAACTGGTCATTTTGTGAATGCTCTTTACGAAAAAGATGTTCATGTTACAGGAATTGACTCTTCAAGCTCAATGATTTCTTATTCAAAAAAAAAATACCGTCACGATTATTTATTGGGAGATGCATTGAACATGTCTCTCTTTTCAAGACAAACGTTTTCCCACATATCTTGCATGTACTATACGATTTATTATTTGAATCCAGAGATTTTTTTTAAAAATGCCTATGAATGGTTAATGCCTGGAGGATTGTGTATCGTTCATATGTCTGATACATGGAAGTACGGTCCAACTTCAACGTATCGTGGCGACTTTACGTATTCATCTTCTCGTGTATACAATCGTCACCATGAATGGATAACCTTGAAGGAAAAAAAAATAAGGTTTGAACATAAAATTAAATGGGAATCTACATCTACACTTGAATCCATTGCTACTAAAAGAGGATTTAAATTACACTCTAAGTATAAGTATCTTCTTCCGTATCATGGCGAGTATTTGTATGTGTTTCAAAAGTAGTTTTATTACATTTATAACATTTCTTATATTTACTCTTACCATCAAACGGTATTTTGCATTCACTGCATAAATCTTTTTTTGAATCTTGATTGCATGTATAACACTTCTTAAAAGGCGGTTTCACCAATTTACCACAATCACATTTAGGTAAACATTTCCAACAAGTTGAATAATTGCCTTTACTTTTAAACTCTTCATGGCATTGATTGCATGTATTCATGATATGTATTATACGTATGTTTTTATTATCAATTTTATTTTAAATTATAAGATATGTATTTACGTGTTAAGACGTAAGGATAATTTGTTAGACCGTCAATCACTTCAAATACAAAAATTGAAACTTGTACCAAAGAGACCATCAAAATGAAGTGTTCTACCGTTTCAAAAATTGAAGTTTTTAAGGACATAAACACACCAGTAAAGACAGAAATGTCTCCCAATGTGATTGAAAATACAGTCCCATACGCAATTGCTATTTCAGATGAGATGCGTAACAACTTTAGTTCAAATTTTGCCAAATGTGTAAAAGGGTATCATACTGTAAATGATGACCCTATAAAGGAAACTCGTTGGGAGGATATTAACGCTACCGTCTTGAATCGTTCTGGTTGTGTTGTAAATTCACAGAGTAATGGTTCTCACAAGCCTGGAAGAGATTTATCTTGTTCTCTTGGTGGCTTCTCAAATAAATCTACACAATATGAGACTGGAAACAAATCGTTCAAGCTTAGTTCTTATAGGCTTACAACAGAATGTTCTGATAAAAGACCTGGAAATATTGAAGAGATTATTACGGAAATCAATAATCGCAAGAACTTTACATTCTATTCCATTATCGTAAGGGAAGATACTGAAAAACAAATTCTCTATGAGTGGTATCTCATTCCAAGCGACTTTCATGCACTCAACCCTGCCTCTTACAAGTGGCATCCCAAATTTGGAAAAAAAGGTAAGAATAAGGGTGCTACAACTGGATGGGAAACAGACCTGCTGAATGGCTCTAGCATGTCTATTACATTTAGTATGTCTTCGCAACTATGGATTGATGTAAAAATCACAGAGGAGATGAAAAAATTTATCGTTGGTTCTTGCCGTGTAAATCGTGGTAAAAAATATGACTATATTGAACTCTATGAGAAGGTTTGCGCTGTTTAACTATGTTCTACAGGTTTGTCCTTCAGTCTTTCATGAATCAACTTCACATAATCGTCATTCAACTCAATACCAACAAACGGAAGCCCCATATTTTTTGCTGCCAAACATTCACTTCCAGATCCAGCAAAGGGAACAAGCACATAACCATCTGTCGCAGATTGCTTACAAGAGCGTATGAGTTTATCACATAGTGTCAGTGGCTTCTGTGTCGGATGGTCTACACGCTCATTCATACCTGCACCACCAGCAAGAGCAGGTATCTTGATTACATCCCTTGGAAGTGCTCCATTTGCGTGGGCTGTATATGTGGTCTTCTTATCACCATTTGAGAAGCGACCTTTCGTTGCCTTACGCTCTTTTCCTGCTGCACCATTGAGAAAACCTTCTGTGTAGGCTTCCCTGATGTCATCCCGGTGAAATACCTTATCAGACTTCCATAAGACAATTACACTTTCGTGGGAGCGTTGCCAGAAGTTGAGAGAGGGCACATTCTTATTCGTATAATGCCACACAATCCAGCGACGATTGATATTGTAGGGGACTTTAGAAAGGATAAGGGCAAGGATTTCACTAAACCCATAGATGAACATAGTGCCATTGGGCTTCATGACACGCAGACACTCCTTAATCCACTGTTCGCACCAGAGTAAATATTTATCCATAGGTTGCTTATCACTGTCGTTGCCAAAGTCCTTTCCAATATTATAAGGAGGGTCTGCGATAATAATCTGGGCGGAGTCGGAATCAAGCGTCGGTAGGATTTTGAGTGTATCACCATGTATTACATCTTGACGAAGATTAGTCGGTGCTATAGGAATAGCCTCTGTATTTACAACATTTGTCGGTTTAAGCATAGCGATTAAGTCAGTCTTGATCTTACCACTGATGCCCTTAATCTTGCGTTCCTTACACAACACTTTTAATTCAGGAACAGTCTTTTTAGTGTAATCAATTTCGTTAGTGCTTTGTAGGGGCTCAATTTTTAACGCAGTCGCATTCGTTTTTGCAAGAGCCTTCTCATTGCTTTTAAACTCTTGGCACGTATTCATGATATGTAATTATACTTATGTTTTATTATCAATTTTATTTTAAACTTATAAGGTATGTGTGACTGTGTTCTTTCAACTTCAATTCCTTCATGTTCTTATTCCAGACCCTGTTTCAATCCACTTCAAACTTTAAAATATATAAAAAATCCCCCAAGTAAATCTGTTTCCCATTATACCTCCATCCTTACGGCAGATTCGTCAAAATGGAAACTACATACCAATGAAAGTGCCAAATATGATTCTTATGTACGTGTGTTAAGGCGTAGACGAGGATGTTGTTAAAATATTGGAGTATTATATGGAATTGGAATTAAATGTTTTTGATGAAGATGTTGAAAATCCAATCTCTGAGAATCCTATTCTTGAAAGCAAAACCGAAACAGAATGGACTGATGATATTGAAGAGGTGTTAAATAATATTCTTGAAAATTGTTCTCTCATATCGGAACATCATA